CGGAGCGGAGGGCGTTGAAGATAATTTCGTCGAGTGCTATCATTTTCGCTGAAGTGTTTCGTGTTAATGCTTAAAGAAGAAGCCGGACGAGCAGTCATTCCTGTTGCTGCTGCATCGGAGCCGCCCGCCCGGCTTGCCATCGGAACTATGAAATTTCGATGTGTTCGTTCGACTACGCGGTGGTAGGCTCTCCCTCCACGAGCTTGATGAGCTTGAAGGCCTGGGGCTTGCCGCTGATGTTACCGTTGACCTTGCTGGAGAGCTCGGTCAGCGAGTACTCGGTGTTCAGCACCAATACAGTGGTGTTGCGCTTTGCCACCTCTGCACTCTGGGCGTCAACCGTGAAGCGGACCTCTCCGTGCTGCTCGTAGGCCAGATAGCCCCAGTGACCGATACCGATGTACAGGTTGCCGTCTGGCTTGGGAACACCGGCAGAGTCGAGGGCGTAGTTAACGTAGGGGCTCACCTTGTAGCGGTAGCCAAGGCAGCGACCATTCTCGATGACGGTGCGATCGCCGACCTGTCCAGGGATGGCCTTGGTGAAGGCGAGTTCGGTCTCGACTTCCTTGCTCATGACCATCTCGGGCTCACCCTCGAAGCCGAGGTCCCACATAGCTGCCACCTTCTTGGCGAGGTTCTTGCCGACGTTTTCGTCGAGCGTGACCTCCTCAACCACGACAGATGCGAACGGGCTCTTGAGCTGAAGTTGGCGTGGCTGTAGATGTGGAGAGCGGCGAACTTGGCGAAGCCCTTCTGGAACTTGTAGGTGATGAAGCCCAGCAGGTCGAAGGCTGCATTGTCGATGGCGCGGTTGGAAACTGCGACGGCAGCAGCCACGCGCTCGGGCGATGCGTTCAACTTGGCGAAGTTGATAGCCTGCTCGCCGATAGGCTCAACCTCGCCGGCAACAGTGAACTCCACGTCGTCGATGCTGTAGGGCCACACCTCGTTGCCGATGACGCCAGTCAGCAGACGGAGATCGTCGGGCAGCTCCAGGCCTGCGACCTTCGTGTCGATGAGTTCGTGGATGGTCAGGGGCACAGCACCTGAAGCCTCCAAATTTGCGGTGGCGTTCTGGTAGGTGCCGCTGGCGATGCCGTTCTTCAGCACGGTGGTCGTGTTGTTGGCACCTTCCTCGCGGACCTGAAGCACCTCACTGAAGGACTCGCGCTTCTCCTTGACGTTCTTCAGCAACTCGCGGAGCTGCTGGCTCTTGGTCTTCATCTCACGGAACTGTGCGAGCTGGTGCTCGTCGAGCATTCCCTGAATCTCGATGTGCAGACGGTTGTCTTCGCGCATGAGCGCGTCGTACTTCTGCTCCTCCTCCTTGGTGAAGGCGCGGTTCTCACGTGCAGCGAGCTCTTCAATCTTGTCAAGCTCGACCAGAATCTCCTGGTGGCGCTTCTGGATTTCTTGTTTTGTTCTTGCCATTTGCTTAAACGTTTAAGGGTTAAAGAATGAAATTTTCAATGTCTCTTTCGGAAAGGTGGCGACGAATGGATCGACGCTGCTGTGCTGCAATCGTCCGTTCGTTTTCTTCGCGCTGCCTGGCTTCTTCCTTGGCCTTCCTTTCAGCGATGCCTGCGGGTGTCTCATCGTACAGCTCGCGGGCGTTGACGCTGGTCTGTTTGTAGGCCGGATCCATCGCGATGGTGAGCGAGGTCAGTGCGCGGAACTTGCGGTGGATGATCTTCACATCCTTGCCGCCATCGCGTTCCTCGACGTCGTAGGACTCGGGGTAAAACTCGAACGAGCAGCCGCTGTAGTCGCCGCGACGCACCATTTCCAGGCAGCGGTCGCCGATGTCACACTTGGGGGCCTCGAACTCAAAGTTCACACCTTTTTCGTCGACGGACAGGCGCAGCGTGCCTTCGCCCTTATTGGCGCGGGCCAGCGTAAGGTCACGGTCGTGCAGCATGTTCATCTTGATGTCCTGTGAGTTCAGGAACTCCATGGTGCAGGCCTCGGGCTTGATCACTTCTCGGAAGCGGTAGCCCCAGTCGTCGAGAACTTCGCTTTCAGCATTAAACACGATGGCCGTGCCGGTGATGGTGCGAGACTCGCCCTGCGCATCTGGTGCAGCTTCTCGAACGGACAGCTTGCAGTCCACAGTTCTGATTTCGGTTTTCTTTGCATCCATATTCTTCGTTTGAAAATGTTTCTATACTACCCGCATTTATGGTATCGGGTTTACCTGTCGTAATTGGGTGCTATCTTCTCCCTCGTCACCACCAGCGGGAACTGTGCGGCATTGGGGTGCTTCCAGTCGGCCCACGCGCTGACGATACGCTCGCAGATGTTGCCGCCCACTCGCCGCTCGTTGGGCTGATCCATATACTGATGCTGCCCGATGTGGTACTTCTCAGGCATGGCCTCGATGCGCTTGTCGATGTCACCACCGATGCGTCGGAGCCATTCGTTGACAACATCCCATGCCACTGCTACCATCTCCTTCCAGTCATCGACGGCCATGATGTGCAACGAGCCTGGGTGCATTGATTTCTTCTGTAGGTTAGCATTCCACGTCTTTGCCAGTTCAGGGTATTTCTCGTTGACTATCTCAGTAGCGAGGTCGAGGTCTTCGATATTTCCCCACGTTGACCACTGCTGGTGCATGGGCATCTTCAAATCGACAGGCGTTGGCGTTATCATGCCGCACTTGTCGATGATGGCGGGAATGTCGGGCAGATCGTCGAAGAATGAGAAATATTTGCGGTATTGCACCAAGCCGATGTATTTGGGCAGTTTTTTCCGTTGGCTGATGCGGTACATGTGAAGAAGCTCGGAGTAGAACGGCCCCGGCACTTTTACGCCTGCGTCAGCTTTCTTCTTTCCGTTTCCTTTGGGCGCAAAGTAGTCACCACCCGTGCGGCTGTCGATGCTCTCGTAGTGCTCGTTGGTCACGACAGGCTCATAGTCGGTGTGGGTGCAAACAAAAATCTTCACGTCCTTGTTCTCAGGAATCGTCCAAAGGTTGCGGTGTGCTTCGAGCCAAGCCTTCTGATTCTCCAAGTCGCTTTGCCGCCATGAGCCGCCAGTGTAGTGCAAATAATAATGGTCGAGATCACGGTATAGACGCGCCACCAACTGCGGCTTCGTTTTCACGATGTCTTCCAACAACGAGGCTCCTGTGTCGTACCAGTTGGCGGGATTGTTCATACCACCGGGCGACAGCGACCAGCAGCGTTTTGGGTCGAAATACCTTGCTCCGTTAGCCACGCACAAAGGCACATTGATATAACAAAGGAAGGGCAACAGACGGTCTTTCTCCCGTGTGCGTCCACGAAACCACTGCGCCTTTCCGCAGGCGGCATACTGCTCGGCCCATAGGAAGTTGATGTTGCGTGTGAGCAAAATGTCCGACTCCATCAGGATGAAGCCGTCGGGTATCAGCTCCCAAAGTTTCTGCACAGACATAATGTGCTTCGCGCTGCCGTAGTTGCTGCGCCAAGCCAGCTCCCAGCACTTGTCGGGGTACTTGGCCAGTTCCTCGTCGAAGTTAATGATTTGACCTTGTGTGTTGTCTACGACCTTCACACCATCCATCTTGGCGGTGAATGGTCGCTTGTCGGAGTTGTCGAACACGGTCACGTCGTACATCGTTCCCGTCTGCTTTCTCAGACTCATAATCGCCGCCTCGGTCAGCTCCGGCGTGTTGTAGTGTACTATTGCGATCTGCTTCATGGCTGCGTTTCGTTTTGAGGTTGTGATTGTGCAGAGTTGCCTCCTTTCAGTTTGTCCGAGCCTAACTCGGCCAGGTTGGTCGAGACGTAGATGGTGTTGCCGTTTGGTACGGCGGGGCGATCATACTGCTGTCGGATTTCGTTGACGGTAGCGGCACCCGTTTGGAGTTGCAACTGGTCAACCTTTGCCTGTGCCTCTTTGTCGAGGCGTAGCAACGGCTGTTCGCACATGTGGATGCGGCGTCTGCCAAAGTCTTCGCGCGTCAGCAGCTTGCGGTTCAATTCCTGCTCCATCTCGGTGATGTCAGGCTGCACGGTGCGCTGTAGGTATTCCAGGGTGGCGTTGGTGTAGGTGGTGTAGTGCGAGTTGGTGTCGAGCATGAGCAGAGGGCGCGGAGTGCCGAAATACCTTGCAACGTCGTCGAGCCCCATGTTCATGTGCTCCATGAGCTGCATGTCGGCAGACGTCATCGAAATGTTTTGGACCTTGTCGAGCCCACGGATGCCGATCACGTCCTGCTCGTACATCTTCGTGTTCAGTTCCTGGGCGTACCTGTCGATCTCGCCCTTTG